CGAGAAAATCATCTACTTCAGTGCTCATATCAGACCTTTCTTAGTCAACTTCCGACATTTAGCTACCTTCTTTCGGAAGGCTTATACTCCGGGGTTGGATTGGGGTTAAGAACAAACTGTCCTTGTTTCTTATCCAATATTGCAAATATGTCAGTAGTCTTAGCATTCAAGAGAGCGCCTCGACCTGCCATGTCTACAAACTGTTTACCGGTCATGATGGTTGTCGCATAGTCGCCGGGAAGCTGAGTTTTTACGAGGACATCCTCGCCACCCTTCATAGCAGTCTTTATGACACCTTCAAGCTTTTTCTTTTCATGGGCTTGCCGCTCACCCTTGATTCGCTTCTTGTAATCCCTACGTGATTCTGTAGGACGTGATCCTCGCTTACCCCAACGCATACCTTTGACGCCATAGTGCGTGAGAAAATCATCTACGTTAGTACTCATTCAAACGCCTCCTTAGTGGCCTTGTAGGCAACGAAAGCGTCCATCATGGCAGCAACGTTGTCGATTTTTTGTTCAGTACGCTTCTTAAAAAGCTTACGGTTACCGTTGGTATCTTCAAGGGTGATGGAGTTACCCATCGTAAAAGACATCAAACTTTGATTGAAGATAAGCTGTCGATTTTCGCTAAGGTTCTTAAGTTCACCGAGAGGAACTGATTCTGTTCTAGCTCCCTGTTGAACCTTAACAATTCCGAATGGGCCGTTCTCCTGTTCCCAACGTTTTACGAATTCTGAGGCATTATAAGGGTCATAACCAAATGATCGTACATCGAACTCATTCTCCATGATAAAGGAATCTACATCATCAAAGACTTCCATCATGTCGAGGTTTACACCTTCAAGTACATGCAGACTTCCTTCTTGTCGGAACTCATCATACTTAAGACGCATAGCTCCGGGAAGTTTCATCAATGTATTCGAAGAGATGTAGCTTCGAGTTATGATTCCGAATTCTTCATATGGAAGAGGAAAGAGGAAAGTGAAGGCACAGAAGTCATCACCCTGCGATAGGTCGGCTCCCATAGAACAAGGTAACCCTCGGAGGTTCGGAACATACCTATGGGGAAGGGTTTCCTCATAAGTAAAGAAGTACGTAAAGCCTTCCATGGGAATTCCGAAACGCTTAGCCAAGATATCGTTCCGAGTTGCAGGTGCTTTCTCAGCTCGTTCGACATCTCGTTGGTAAGTGTCATAGGTGACAGTGAGGTCAATGTTAGGCTGGGCCTTAGGCCACATTGCTGGGTCATTGACTTCCTCCAATGTATCAAGCTTGTAATGCCAGATTGAGATGTGAGGCGCATAGAACTCACCCTTGAGGATGGTCTGGAGTTCCATTTTGATTGTGTCGCCACTACCATTACGGACAGTACCTTCAGAACTAATTGCAACAATCAGGTAGTCTTCCAGCTTAGAAGCACCCTGTTCAATAGCACCGATGACGTCCTCTCGAACATCTCCGGATAGCCATTCATCAACGGTAGAGACAAAGGGTCGAAGCCCCTGAAGCTTGTTGATGGACATTGGGCGAATCTCAAGGATCGAACCAGTAAGAAAGTTCTCAATTCCCTTCTTAGTAGAAGCGAGTTTCACCCTGTTTGCCCTAGAGCCAGTGGTGTTCTGCAGTGAACCCTCAGTCAGGAACTGAAAGAGTGGCCCCCGGGCGCGAGTAATGGCAGTCCGGAATGGGGACATAACCTCTTCGGCCTGTTTCATGGTAGGCGCTGTAGTGATCTGATGCGAGGTTGCAGTGTTAACATTCAAGAAGTAACTCTGAATGCATTCTGCATACATTGACTTAGCTGCGCCTCGAGCAACGATGAGGTATTGCTTTGTCGTTAGACGCTTCTTGATCCTCTTCTTTACGTATTGTCCACCGTTACCATCTTTAGACGGCACGTATACAGTACGCTCAACGAAGTAGTACCACCCAAAGATTTGCTCCGCCCAAAGTTTGAACGTATCAAGCATATGGAAATCACTACCATCGGTGAGTGTAAGCTCACTTTCGCAGTAAAGGATAAAACCATCTACTGCTTTGTCATCATAGTAGAAAGTAGGATCGTCGATGAGCGCATCGATACGATTCATCTCCATAGCAATCTCTTTGTTTACCGGAATTTCTCCGCGGATTACTTTATCACGGAATTCGCCGTAGTAAATAGGAACTGCTTTATTAGAGAGGCCCATCGACGACCCTCCTTTCTTATTTAAGAAGACCCTTTGCTATGGCCATACCAATTTCTATACCATGTTTGGCGATAACCTGCTTACCCGTGGAGAGCAAGATATCACCCACAACCTGTTTAGTGGATGGTTTTGCAAGAGCTGTACTAACTGGTTGTTCTGAGACTGGTTGCTGTGGCTTTCTAGCCTGAGCATTTTCCCACAACAATGCACCAGCGGTTGGCATAACTGTAGCCACCAATTGCTTTCCGAGAGAAAGCTGAGGTGGATTCAATCGATCATACTGAGCTTCAAGATTCATTCTCTCTACGAGAGCTTTCAATTCTTTTGTACTCAGTGCGTCGGTTCCTGATGTTTTTGCACGTGACTTATAATTGATTGCCTTTTGTGCATCTACGGATTTCGGTGCAACGTTGAGGTTACGATGAGGACTTTTACCGCCATAAGTCTTCTTAGATCCTCGATTACTGTTGTTGACAGTCATCGATTTCTTTGAATCGTTATTAGCTTTCTTCTTCCCCCAACGCATTCCCTTTACTCCGTAGTGTCGGAGGAAGTCGTCTGCGTCGTCAGCCATTCTTGATATCTCACCCCCTCCATGTGAGTATGTAGACGCCACTCCAACATCTCTGCTTGTTTAGTCATAGCATCGACAGCTGGACCGGTCTGTGGTGGGTCGAAAAGAAGACGAACACGCAAGCCCATAAGGGACTTAACCGCATTGATCTGCTCTTCTTCAATGAAATCTTCCCAATTACTTGTGTTATCAGTGATGAAGAAACCTTCAGGTTTTCCAACACCCAACTGTGTAAGCGTAAAGAAGACTGAGTTGATATGCGTAATGATGTCAAGATCAAATGCCGTGTATTCTGGCATGATCCCGATTAGCTTCTTGGTAGTATCGAGAATGCTGTCGTTCAGTTCAGGCACCTATTCCACCTCCCTTAACAAACAGTTCGTAAAGGAATGAACCAATGCTATGGATGTTTGTAACGAAAGTTACAAAGAGTGGAACAAGGAATCCAATAAGGAAGCCCAGAACTGAAATGATCAGCAAGTAGAGGACGAATCGTTCCTCAACCCACTGCTTAATCATTAGCTATACCGACGATTTACTTCGGCCTGAACTTCATCGAAGAGATCTCCGAGACGAGCACGACGGTCATCGCCGTTACCGAATTCACCACGAATTACTGCATCGGCAAGAGCACCAATATCGACAGTACGAGCAGCAGGAGCAGCAGCTACACCGCCACCAAAGCGACGATTGACTTCAGCCTGAACAGCATCGTAATGAACACCGAGATTACGAACTCGATCATCGCCATTGCCGTACTCACCACGGAGAACAGCATCGGCAAGAGCAGAGATGTTTACACCCTGAGGTGCTACCCCGCCACCACCGAGACGGCGATTGATCTCATTTTGAACTTCGGTGTATCGGTCTCCAAGAGAGCGGACTCGATCCTCACCATTACCGTGAGCACCAGCCAGAACTTCATCAGCTAGTTGGGAAACGGACTTGACTTCTGGGACCGCTGACCCAACACCGAATCGACGATTGACTTCCATCTGAACCTCATCGTAACGAGGACCGAGGGAAGCTTTGCGAGCATCCCCTGTGCCGTGAAGACCGGCAAGAACTTCATCAGCAAGCTGCCAAACAGACTTACCTTCTACGACTGGAGCCTGAGGAGCTGGTGCGGGCTCTCCACCCTGATAGACGGCCTGAGCCTGAGCACGAGTGTTGTCCATTCGAGCCCAAAGGAAGCCACCCGGGCAAGCTGTTGCGAAGAACTCGCGGTGTCCACGATAGTTGCCCCAAGCAATACCGCCCCAACCGTATCGCTGAGCAATGTCAGCAATCAGAAGAATGATCGCGTCATAGGCAGCTTCAGAGATCTGCCAAGAAGATGGATGGTTGTCATCTCCAAACTCCTGACCATTGATGTTCTGCACCTCGATGGTGATCGCATCTCCGTCAGCTTCGAAACTTCCAGAGGTCCAAGGACGAAATTCTTCAGGAACGTGTCCAAGAATACGTCCATCGGTTGTGATGACATATGAGCAGGATGCCTGATCCGGGCCTTCCATACGCTCGATGCCACCACCCGTACCGGCCCAGTGATGCTGAACGACCTTAAGGACAGGACGTCCCTGACGGGAAGAATACTTACCGTTATGCTCAATGGTTCCCGAGATGAGAGGTGAAAAGGTCATGTCGTTCTCCTTCGTTGAATAGTTACCAAAGCCGAGTGTCTCCCGGCCGTCGCTCCACAGGTAGTTGCATCAGAGATGAACTATCCCCATAGTGGATTGCATTGTGTGTTCGAAGAGTGGTAGATATTAGGAACTCAGGATCAAGAATGTGTTCCTCTCCATGATGGAGCTCTTCTGGAGTCATGGGATTCATGTGATGCACGATAATGTTTCTTGCTTCGAAAATCTCACGACCCGGGATACCAAGATCCATAGCTTCATCTCGAGCAATGACCTCGGTTCTTATATCTTTCCACTGCTTCGAGCGATAGAACTGCTGGTTGAGATAACGCTCAACGCCAAAAGTTTCTGCGCTAACTGAACCCTTGAGTTGAAGATAATGAAACCGATCTTCGAAAGAAGTAAGACGTCTAAGTTCAGAATAGGTTCTCTTCATCTTCATCCTCTGGGTCTTGTCCTGCGTATGCCTTCATAGCATTGAGTGCCCTACCATACAGTTCCTCGACACGAGCCTGCGAAGCTGCATTATCGATCTTCGATTGGAGAAGTACGGTTTCCTTCTGGATCTTGGCACGTTCCAGCTTTTCGCGTTCGGTGCCGAGCTTCAAGAAATGAGTGATCACCTGTGAAGAGGCAGTCCCGTCATCGATTTGCCTTTCGGCCAAGTCGTACGCCTTAGCGATAAGCTGATGCTCTCTGCCTTCTGGCGTTCTTGCTGCCGGACGTCGAATTACTACTTCGTCATCTGGAACAATGTCAGCTTTGTATGCCTTTGGCGTTCGAGCTACAGCCTTACGGGGGGCTGCCATAGGTGAATCACCTCCTAAAGTGGTCATGGGGCATTGCCCACAAATGTGGCCACCCACATAAAAGGACACAAACATATATGGTGGGTAGTCCATGGGATTCCCTGAGAGTGCACCGGAGTCCTTACCACCGAAGTGGCTCTTGAAAGGACGCGGGAAGATGAACCCCACTTGTTGTGGAATCCAGTACACTCTCATGGGGAATCCCATGGACATTTAGAACCCCTTAAGTAGCTCCGGCAGGAGTTCGCAACTACTTAAGGGGTAGTTTTAAAAGAGGCCTTAAACCTCTAGGTAGGGCGACAGGTCGGAATCTAGCTTAAGTGTTATTCAACTATTATCTCTAGTGTGAACTGACGCCCCTACCTAGGGGTTTAAAGAAAAACTATACATCTTGACTGGGCTCTAGGGGTGGGAGTAGCCCTCAACCAACACATTCAGACCTAGGTCGTGACCCCTAGCTTTTGTCTGAGAACCCCTAGAGCCCTGTCAAGATGTATAGGAAAGAATTGAGTGAGCTCTGAGATTCTTTCAGAGCTCACTCAATAAATTAGGCAGTTACGCCGGAAGCCGTGAGAGCGGCTCGAATTGCATCGACGGCAGTCTTGAGGGAGGCAGCGTCAGCTGTGGGAGAGGCGATAACTGCCGTTCCCTTCTTGGCGAACTCGGCATCATTCTCCGTGTCCTGAATGACCTCGGCCTCTTCGATTTCGACGTTGATTACTTCTTCGACATCTTCCTGATGAAGAATTCGGGTGGGGTTTTCAGACATGATG